CTGCCCGATCAGAGCTTAATCCAGTCCCGTATGGTACGCCAAAACATAGCTTTCTTCGATGGGGATGCTGTAGGGTCTTTACAGAAACGTGGACCTCAGTTCATCAACAGCCTTGCTAATCTTTCTAACATAGTAGAACTAGAAGCAGCAGCCAGAAAAGTCCGTGAAAAACGAGACTCTTTACCCGAAAGCGAAGCATTAGTACGTGAAGCAGCTACGATAGTAGCGGGTACCAAAGAAGAAACCGGAAATATGCAAGCGTTTGGTAACCTGCCTAGCTACGTTCAGTTTGCAAAAAACCCATATCTTCCTTCTTACGCTAGATGGCTGCGGGCCGGTAGCTTTATATGGACACTGGGCGCAAACATCAGTTCTACTGTGGTCAACGCGTCAATCATACCTATGGTACTTCAGTCCAGACTAGCAGGGCAGTACGGGGCTAAACGGGCAACCATGTCCACAGCAGCGGCGGGTTCTCTCTACGCACGGTCATTCGGCAAAGTGACTAGACAAGGACTGGAAGGTGAGGTTAGTGAACTGGGTGGCTTCTCAATCACAAACGACTTTTCCGGCAACCCCGACAAAGAAAAAGAACTTGCGGCGGTTAAACCGCTTATATCCATACTAAAAGATCGTGGTATGGACACTCGTACACTAGCGGGGGAAACATCTCAGATAGATAACCCCGTAACTCCTTGGATAAACAAGCTAAGTTATTGGTCTGGCTTCTTGTTCAACCACTCCGAAAGAGCGATACGTCAAATTAGTAGTGTTAGTATTTATCGTTTGGAGTTAGAGAACTTAGTAGCAAAAGCTAGAGGAGTTATGGAAGGAAGCGTTGCGTTTAAAGACATCACTCTCGCCGAAGTAGAAGCTCTGGGTGAACAAGCTGCCGAAACCGCCATAGATACTATGCTGTGGGTTAACACTTCCGCGCTTCTTACAACGGCTCCACGCATAGCGCAAACCGGCCCGGGGTCTGTAGTTTGGCAATTCAAACGTGTTCCGGGGCAATTCTTGTACACACACCTTAGTATGATTAAAGCTATATTCGAGGATATGACGGGTAAAGCAAGGACAGAAGCTGAGCGTGAAGAAGCTAGAATAATGCGAAACACGTTCTTCTATCTCACTGCAACGGGTGGTGCGCTGGTTGGGGTTAAGGGTTTGCCAATGTACGGCTCTGTAATCGCCCTTATGAACTTGTTCCTAGAAGATGATGAGGATGACGCCAACACCATCATTGCTAAGATGTTGGGTGAAGATTTGTACTATGGGTTAATAGCGCAGATGGCGGGCGTAGACCTTACTGATCGTATTGCCCTGACCAACTTAATGGTACGAGACCGTGGTAACTACAAGCCAACTAGTCAAGTGGAAGGGCTTATAGACGCATGGGCGGGTCCTGCTTACGGGGTAACTACACGATTTGGTGGGGGCCTCTTAGACTTGTTTGGGGATGACCCGAAGAACAAGGAAAGGGCTTGGGAAGCTATCATGCCTACCGGTATCTCCAACATCATTAAGTCTTACCGTTTTGCTACCGAAGGCTACGAGACAGGGCGCGGGGACGACATCATTACTGGTACGTTACCTGCGGGGGATGTGCTCAAGCAAGCACTTGGATTCTCTCCAATATCTACTCGCGCAGCACGGGATAGGTTGTCACTCAATATACGCAAGGAATCCGGCCGAAAAGAACGCCGCAGTAAAATTATAGCTAAGATTACGTACGGTCTACAAAATAACTTGCCGGAAATGGTGTCCGAAGGGTATGCAGATGCGCGGGAGTACAATGCTGACCACCCGAGTACCATGATTCAAGTTTCTACTATAACGCAGTCTATGAAAGGACAAGCAAGAAGGTCCGCCACTGCTGCGTTAACTGGCGGTGCGCCGGTAGAGAGAAACGTGCTTAACGAAATACTGAAATCAAATCGAGAGTTTGAAGAAGGGTATGAATAAAAACGCCCCCCATTGGGGGGCTAAGTCCTCTGACAAGGAAATCGTGCAAGTGCATGATAACACACTTATTTTATCCTCCAAACGCGAACGCCATACTTTCCATTTTCTATACGTACACGTTTGACTATATCTTTTCTATCCACCCCGGTAGCCGAGACTAAATCGTCAATAGCTCTTGTTGTGTTAACACAGGGTATAAATACCGAAGCCCCGGGGACAAACTTGTTCCAGTTAATTACTATCCGCACCCCATCCGGTGACAGATCAGTAGTCATCAACCTCGTCATCTTTCTCCTCCCACTCTACCACTAGCAAGTGTTGCAATGGGGTCTTTAGTTTGGTGCCTTTTCCTAGCCGCTGTTTCTTTGTCTCCATGTTCATGTCCCGCTTCATAAGCGCATACACCGAATTAGTTGTATGCCCCCGCTTCATAATCCACTCTTTCCAAGTGTGGGGGACTAAGTACAGTCTATTTATGTCGTACTCCAATCTAGCTACCCAGTTATATAGGGGAGTCGCATCCGGCATAATTATGTTTTCCATGTTAACGTCAGTGCTTCTGGCATCGTCCGTACTTTTTACGCGCAGGATGCCGCGAGGGTGTTCGTTTAAGTACTGTGCTACCAAATCGTGAATATCTATGACCATGGCCTCCATTTTTTGTTTAGCTTCTTTTAGCTTGAATATCTCCCACGCATAGAACGCGTCTAAATCCCAGTCGAGTAGTTCAAGCTTTTTTGCCAGTAATAATCCGGCATACACCGTACAGGCTTCAGCTACCCAGAATCTATGTTGGGTGTCCAAACCCGCATCCTTTAACATGCGGTCTCTAGTAGCCAGTACAAGTTTTTCTGCTGCTTTAGGGTTCTTGACTAGCTGCTGTGCAAATACCTCCCCCGCATGCCCGTAATTATTTGCCAAATCGTCATTCAGTGAGTTGGCGAGCATGGTGTCTTCTTCACTAAAGAGTTTTTTAGTAGCGGTAGCTTCGATCATGCGTCCGATCTCGCCTTTCGCATGCTCCCTGTGCTTCGACACTATGTCCTGTAGGCTTGTGTTTCCGTTAGTACCAACTAATAACGACCACTCTGCACCTCTGTATCGCTCCTCGTTTTGGCCTGTATTACTTAACCTGTTCTTTTGCTCTCCATCCACTGCGGCATAACAAAATTCACTAGCCGGTTTGGGGTCATAGTTTGTAATCTCGTCGATGTACAGGGGTAAGTTCTTCCATATCTCCGCACGGTTCCAAGCTGAGTTGCCAGTATCTTTGCCTCGAAGCACTAGCTTCTTGGGATTACCCCACACCGAAGCCCCACCGTACATACCTGTGGTCTTACCATAGCCAGAGTCTTCACTCATTAAATGGTATATAGCCCCCGCTATATTTGGTATGAACTGCATTAGTGGCGAACCAAACGCTAACCCAAACATCATCTGGTGTTCTTCAAAGTTAGGTCGGTTATAGAACTTGGTTACTTTCTTCCACCCCTCCAGTGTCCCCTTCTTCTGGAACATCGGGAAGTACTGCGCAGTCCGCGAACTTGCAGGGTTAATTTCTATGCCGTGCGCTTTTATTTCCCTGTCGCCTAGCACAAATCCTTTCAGGTCATCCGTCCACCCAAACTGAGTACGTACATGAACAAAATCCTGCCCGTGCTCTTTGCTTTGTAGCCTATTTATCCACGCCCCAACGTAGCTCATAAGTGCATCTGCCTGTTTACTAAGAACAAAAATATCGTTTATTCCCATAGACTTACGGAACTGCTCTTTTGCAGTAAGCTCGGTCATAGGTACTACAAACGTCTTTATCCCTTCCCTATCCGTATGATGTTTAAACTCAAACGATGGCCCCTCAAACGGGTCTAATAAACGCTTAGTTATATACAAAGGTCTTTTGTATATTGTTTCTTCAGTTACCGTACCGTCTTCGTGTTCTATCGCAATGTATATCCCACCACTAGCAGAACGCTTATAAGGGAAAGGATACTCAGGTATGGATACAGAGACTGTCTTTGGCGCAATAGGTTCTATCCCGTCGTCTGCTGCTTCTTCACCTTCTGAAAGAACTTCGGGGGTTTGAATAGGCTCAATAACTTCTACTGCGTCGGATTCCGCTTCGCGTATCTCCATACACAATTTAATTGGAGATTTTATCTTTCCCCTGTGTGGGCACCCTTCACAACCAGAAGGATTATCCTTCTCAAATGTCATGCAGAGGTGGGGGGTTTCGATAGACGAAGCTATCTTGTTGGTTTCATCTTCGGTGTAGCCGTCATAACCCTTGGAAATTAAGTGTATGGCTTGCTCACCATCAGCCTCACAATGCTTGGCGATTGACAGTACGTGGAGCCAGTCGGCATAAGACAGATCGTTAGGCTGCATTATTGCGCGGTGAACTTGTCCGCAACCCTTACCGACCGCAGTTGCAGTTAATAGTTTAGAGAACTTCTTTATGTAATTTGCATTACCTTTGGCCCGAGCCAAGTCTCTAGCGTCTTCGTCACTGTAGTCTCTTGCAATGAGAACTGGTGTCGATATTTCTGGTAGGCAAGCAGCAAACGTTTCCAAGTCCACATATTCTTTCATTTCCCCCACGACTTTTACATCAAGCGCGGGGTCTCCCTTCCAGTTATGGGTATTTGGTACGCGTAGAATACGCGCCGCATCTGCTGTTACTACAGGGTCAGCCTCTAAGCCGAATTCAGCGCACGCCGACTTCAACCGCTCCGCTACGGGTAGCCACTCCTCCCTAGAATACGGGCGTGTAAGAACCCAGTAAACGTGAAGCCCCCGTCCTGAATTAACAACTGCGGTGCACGCAGGTAGGTTATACTCTTTTCTAAATTTACGTAATGCGATTACCGCGTCGCCTTGGGTGGCGTACGGTTTGTTTTGTCCGCAATCTAAGTCCAAAAACAGAGCCTTTACCTGCAAGGCATTTTCGGCTTTGCGCCCCTTCGTAGCATCTACGAAAGTAGCGGGGGAGTAGTAGGCATCGTAGCCTTCTACATCTAAATTGTGTGCGGTTTCTGCCAGAGCGTCTACCGACTTGAAAAAATTAGGTTTTACTGTTGTTTGTTCTTTGCCTTCCCCGTCTATAAATTTCTTTATCCCTACTACACAGTAGTAGCCTTCGTCGCCGAGGATAGTACTAAGAAACTCTTTGGTTTCCATATAGTTTCCATATCAGAGAAATAGGGGCACCGGAGTGCCCCATCGGGTTTAATCGTCGAACTCATCCAGTAAGCTCGCAAGGTCTACATCAGCCGGTGATTCCGGTTTCTTCTTTTTAGAGACCTTAATTGTTGGTTCTTCTACTTCTTCTACTTCCGCTGCGACTTCTACAGCTTTTGGCTGCGCGGGTTCTGCCACCACATTTAGGTCGGGCATTTTGGGAATTGCAACGGGGGTACTATCTTCCTTTGGTTTTACGCTGAGTGCAATAAGTTTTTCTGTATCTTCGTCTTTTTGTTTACCTACAGACATCTTCAACTCATCTGCTTCAAGCATACGGATTGGTTTAAAACATAACTTAGGTGTAGACGAGTCAGTATCAAAACGTATTTCTGTAAGTACCGCAGCAAGGGGTGCCCGCATGCCATCTAAATGACGCGCGTAAGTTTGCAGCCCCATCTTCTGTTTGTTATCCCCAAACACACTAGTAGCAGGTAGAGATAATTGATACGTTTGATCGGCTTTGATCTTACCTTCCGAATCAGCAAGCAGTAATGCCACGCGCTGTGAGAAGCGGCAAGCGCGCCCTTCGCCCATACCGGAACCCTTGATGTTCTGCTTACAATCAAAACATGTTTCTGATTGTCTATCAGAAGCAAGCACATCGTCCGCAGGGCGACCAGTCTTAGTATCCGCTGACCAACACTTAGGGGGATTAGTTTGTCCCGCCACGTACTGCCCCTCAAAATACATACGGGATACGGGTGCGGTCTTAACGAGTACTGCTCCGATAGCGCGCTGTTCTAGCTCGCCAACCTCTTGACCGTTAACGACTTTTCGGAATACACCGCCACGAATGCTGAGTCTGTTCATGCCCCCAGATTGGCGTCCTATTGCGTTAGTATCCGGTTGCAGTTGAGCTAGAAGGCTCTTGTACTCGTCCGGCATATTTTCAAACAAAGTTAATTCACTCATACATCTTCCTCATCATTGAAGTCCAGTTCTAATTGCACTGGTTCATTTTGGTTGTCGTTGGTTGGTTCAGGGGCTTCTTGCTTCAAAGCAGCTACTACCTGTGGGATGTTGAAACGGTATGTTTGTCCGATTTTTATGTAAGTATCTTTCGGTATATACCCTTTCCCCACCCAATCTCGGACGGTAGGTACTTTGACGCAGAGATATTTAGCTAGCTCCTCCACCGGAACGTAACTATCAGTCATCGCTTCCTCCGCACAGTTACACTATATTCGCTATCACAATTTAATCCCGGTGGTAGCAACTCGGGGTTATCCTCAAGGAATTGCTTAAGGTTGCCTTGGTGGATTCTTTTTTCTAGTAGCTCGGGTACTTCATGCTCTAGGATAAACTTGTTCATAGACTCCCAATCAGAAGTCCAAAACTTTTGTTTTACAGAACGATAGAACGTACCAGACTCCGTGCGGACAGATTCGATACCGTTGTCTGCGCAGTGTTCTAGTAGGGCTTGCTCTATCTTTTTGAGTTTTAAATTGAGGAGTTCTTCCTGCTCACGGGCTTGGGCAAGTACTTCATTTTTCTTGTCCCTTATCTTAACGTAGACAGAAACCAACTTATCAAGGTCAGAAATAACCTCGGGCATACTTATCTCCAATTGTGTTTTGTTGTTTTGTTCGCCACAGTTTTATGTGGTTTAACTAAGTTTATTGTTGTTAGACCTATAGGTCAAGTAAATTTTTATACAAGTCGATCATTTGCGTGTGGATGTTTATTCGTTGGTCTAGCATTTTATAAATATGCTTTTCTACATTAGAGCCTTCCAACTGAACCACAGTACAGGGATGCTTTTGTCCTGATCGGTGTACGCGTGCGTTAGCCTGTGCGTAAGTTTCTAATGAAGATGTTGGCCCCCACCATACGATTGTGTTCGCAGCAGTGAGAGTAACCCCATGTGCGGCGGCTTGTGGTTGGATGATAAGAACGCGAGGGTCAGGAGTAGTTTGGAACCTATCGAATATAGCGGTGCGTTTTGCCGCACTTACGTCCCCACGGATGATGTCGTTAGTTATACCTTCCGAAGTTAATTTGTCCGCTAGTACGTCTATCACATGTTTAAAGGGAACAAATATAAGTATCTTCTGGCTAGATTCGGCAATGACTTCTTGGAGCACTTTGTATCGGTTTTTTATGTCGAACTCTACCGTCTCTCCACTGTCGGTATAGACTGCGCCACACGAGATTTGTAGGAGTTTGTTCATGTTAACCGCAGCGTTCGCCGCAGTGATTTGTTCCCCCGCCGCCGTAGTCATCATCTGCTTGCGTAGTAGTTCGTAGTATTTCTTTTGTTGTGTGGTTAGCTCTACCTCACGTTTAACGTAGGTCATCTCGGGTAGGTCAAGGCACTCATCTTTTGTAAACCGGATTGCGGGTTGTAGGGCGTTATATACAATATCTTTAGCCCCTTCTTTTGGTACCCACTTAAACTGCGTGGCCTTGTACATAACCATGTCGCGGAAAGCGCCGAAGAACTTCGGTACGCCCTTGGGGTTAACAAGTTTGGCTAAGCCGTATGCGTCTACGGGGGACTGGGCCGCAGGAGTACCAGTCATTAACCACAACCAAGTTTCTGGTTTTATAATACTGGCAAGCACTTTCCACCGCTTGGACTGCGCGTTCTTATAGTGGGTAGCTTCGTCAACAATAATCAGATCGAACCCGCCGTCAGCGATGTCGTCTTTTACTATCTCCACCCCGTCGTAGTTTATGATTACATACTCTGTGTCGCTGTTGATTATCTCTTGGCGTTTTTTCTTCGCTCCATGCGCTATGTCCACAGTACGGTGCATAGCAAAGTTAAACAAGTCGGCACGCCACGCCGAATCCATAATAGATATTGGGCAGATAATAAGAACGCGGTTGATTATACCTTCTTTTATCAAAAAGTCAGACGCCCAAATTGCAGAGCCTGTCTTTCCTGTACCTTGCTCGTTAAAGCAAAACGCTCGGGGATTTAAAGTTAAGAAAGAGGAAGTTGTTTTCTGATGGTCGAAAGGCGTGTACCGCCCCGTCCACTCGTACTTACCTAGTATGGGGGACGGTACTTCCTTTATGTTTAAGTTGCGTAGCACGCGGGATTCGTCCACGCCCCACTTAACAAGAACATCGTTGTCGTTTAGTTTTTTACTGTTAGGAATTGCTGCTGTAATTTTATCGGGACTACGAACCCGCAGAAGCAAGCCTCTGTTATCTACAATTTCCATTAAATGTCCTTGTCGTTACTTCTTGCTAGATTTCTTTTTGTAGTTTCTAGCCCTGTTTTTACTGCTGCTTTCTACCTTGTAGCCATCTTTGTTTGTACCACCTTTACTCAGTGGTTTGTTGTGACTAACGTCCTTACCCTCTCGCTTGTCGGCTTTGCCGTTCTTGTTTTTATCAACACCTTTCTTATCAAGTTCGCGGCGCGCACGTTGTCTTTCCATGCGATCTTCGTGTTCGCCACGGACTTTCTGTTGCTCGTACTCTTTCTTGTAAGGACGTTTTTTGTTTACGTATGGCATGGTAGTCACCCCGTATAAAATGGCTCCGCATCTTCTGCGTACTCTTCGCGTTGTTTATAACGCACCGTTTCTTTATCTTGAATTTCGTATGGGTAAATGTCTTTAAACATTACGAGCTTTGCGTGTTTTTTCTTTTCCTCTGACAATTCCACAGGAGTCGCACGATAAGAAGCTGCATGAGACAGTTCGGCAGTTTTACCCTCTACAAAACTAATCCCTTTATTCGTCAACATCCATACCCCACTTTGTTCTGATGATTGTCTAACTAGACCCCAGTACTTTAGTTTTTGAAAGTTACTTCTTTGGCTAGTGGTTAATGGTAGACTTTCCAGATGCGCCGTACACCCCGCATCGTACATACGTTTCATTGCTATGGTAAGACCCTTGTTTATTCTATGCGTGTAGGTAACTACTTTAGCACCACAACACTCGCATATTTTATTATTTTCGCTATCCTCAAACGCCGCTACATTTCTTTCATCAAACATCGGTATATCTCCTTTGTTATCGCCTCCCATTGTGGGGGCATTCAGTGACGACACAATGCGCTCTACATAAACCCGTAGGTTTAGGATTCCACACATCGTTCTCGTAAGCCTTTTCTAACGCACCGTAGGCACTTAACCACTTACGCCACAGGTCTGGCTCATTCGTTACAGTGTAAGTTTCTTTTATAAATGCGTTGCATACTACAAATAACAACCCACTCTTTACTACTTTTATTTCAGGGAAGTGTTTGAATATGGCTAGTGCCATTAGTTCAAGCTGCCCTTTATCCGCATACTTCGCAGACTTTCCTGTCTTGTAGTCGAATACCTTAGCTACCCCAGACTCTCTGTCCAGAATAATAAGGTCGGCTACACCCCTGTACCAAACGCCTTTGTCAAAAAAGCCGCAAGGTTCGAGATTTTCGGTAAGCCCCATTTTGTACTCGCAGAGCTTATCCCCTTTCATGTTTTTTAGTTTGTCTAGCGCAGCTAGTGCGTAATCAAACCTTGGGTCTAACCCATTACTGACCCCGGCCACATAGTCTTCTGCGGCTTTGTGGAATTCGTTTCCATAAAGTATGGCTTCCGTTTGGAAGTTTTCTTCGTAATCTTTTTTTACCTTGGTATGGTAATACTTCTTGGGGCATTGGTCGAACGTCTTTATGCTGCTGAATGACCATGTTGGCTTGGTATCCATTCAATACAGTCTCCATAGTTTTTTCCGATTTCCACGTCACCGCGGACTGGGAGACCTTCTGCCCAATCTGGTACGTAACGCATACAAGAGTCGATATAATGAGCTGCCTCATCAACCTCCTCATCTCGGACACAGCATACCACAGAGTCGTGTACAGTTAGTAGAACTCTATATTTTCTAGATATTTGCAACATCTGATCCGACATAACACAACGTGCTATTCCCTGACACACGTTCTCTATAACTTTACCACCGTATATCTTTACCCACCCCATTCTGGTCTTGTATTGAAACTGCACGCCTTTCTCGGTTTGCACCGCGCTTAACCTGTTGTAGTACATCATAAGACCTGATGGGAGTTGTATACCTTTAAGGTAGCCTTTAACATCTAGCACTCCCGCCTTACCAAGATCACCACTATATCCTTGGTACATTTTCTCTAAAGCAAACTGAGCTTGCCGCCAAAGACTAGTTATATTACTGTTCGCGCTGCGGTATACGTTTATAATACGCTTACACTCTTCTTCGTCTACATCTACACCCATACCCTTTAGCTGCTCACGGAATCTTATAGCCCCCATACCATATCCGGCTCCGAGAATCGTAGTTTTACCCACGAACCTTTCACTACCTGATATTTCATCAACAAGTTTGCCGTATATAGCGGAGGCCATGATCTTGTACACATCCTCACCCTTGGTGAATGCCTCTACTAAATCGTTTTGTCCGGCTAGCCACGCCAGAACTCGTGCCTCAATCTGTGCAGAATCGGCTTGTATTAAAGTGTAGCCTTTTGGTGCGAGAATGCAGGACTTAAGAATTTTTGCGTTCTCTCCTCTGCTTGGTAGGTTTTGTAAGTTTATCTTGTCCAAACCACCCCACCGTCCGGTATGAGCTGCGTAGTACTTTATAGGTACCGGAAGCGTCCCGCGCATTCCTATGTCGATGAACCTCTCAGTACGTGTTTCCTCTAGCGTACTCTTAAGTCCTATCCGGGCCGCCACTAATGCTTGTACTCTTGGGTCTTCGTGTTCTTGCAATGCTTTGAAACCCTCATCGCTTTTGGCGAACGCAAAGGCTTCTTTACCTGTGCGCAAACTTGTTTTCATAGGTGGCGTAACCCCCAGCGTCTCAAGTGCCTTAGCAAACTTAGGGTTAGACATTAGCTCGTCTTTACTGATACCACACTCCTCTAACAGCTTGTCTTTTTGCGCTTGTAAGGTGTCTAGGTGCCCCTCCAATTTATCAACGTCTAACTCAAGTACAGGGTCGATGAACATACGCAGGGTCATATCTATAACTTTAAGTTCTTTTTTGGGGAACTTTTGCCCACGCATAAAACGGTTAAATAATCTGTAGGTCAGCTCGACATCCTGTATGCAGTAATCCCCGTACCGCTCTAGCTCCTCATCAGTAAACTCATTCCTGTGTTTACCAATGGCGTTTAGTACTTCGTTGCCTTTCTCCCCAAGGTTATACATATCAGCAAGGAACTTAAGCGAGCCGCCAACTTCCGTACCATGAAGTGCGCGAGCCATACACAACGTATCAAGGTATAACTTAGGGTGAATATCAAACAGCCAACTAAGAATAGCACCATCAAACATAGTGTTATGGGCAAGAACAGCAGAATTTTTCCAGTCGTAGTTATCATGCAAATACTCTTTGACCGCACTGAAAGCTCCACTTAGCCATGCAGTCTCCTCATTGTTTACTTTAACCCCAAGGCCAATGACCTCAAACTCTGGGCTTCGTATGTACTGTTCTGTCGTCAGCTTAGACAAACTAAACTGCTTATCGTAGTACGTCTCGAAGTCTACCGTTATTATGTCCACGTTATATCAATCCCTTCTCTTGTAGAATTTCATAGTTAACCGCGTGTGCGTCTTCTATTTCTTGTTTGCTTTGTCCGTAGTACGGCACAGCTAGGTGTTCGCTTACTAGTGCGGCGTTAATTGAAGTCTTATCGCTTAACATTATAACGCCTAAGTACCTTCCGAACTTACCCTTCTCTCTGGTAGTCAGGGTGTACGTTCCTCCGACGTGCAGTGCGTCCTCGACAAACTCCTTTGCCAAGAGTCCGGCAGCTTTTTCTTCTGCATCTCTCGTGCGGCACTCTGGAGTATCAATACCATAAAGACGTATGCGCTCACCGCAACGCCAAGTATCAAAGCCAAGATCAATATCAACATCTACTGTATCTCCATCAACAACTCGAACGATCTTACAGTCGTATTCGTACATTTATTTTTTATTCCTTTTCTTAGGCCAGTCTGCCGGTCTTTCCTCGCCGAGCACCCATTCGCTATACCGCGCCCTTGGGTCGTCTATCTCCACCTCAGCTTCCGTCTCAATCCACACCTTCGCCCCACAAGAAAGCGGCTTGTCTGGGCTATAAACTACCTCACTAGGGCCATGTACTTTTACCTTATTGCACCTGCGATTTTGTTTGTAAGTCTTGACCGTAAGCACTGGCAGATCAGCACCCTTAGCATTGGCTCGAATATTATGCTGATTAACGTGGATGCGAGTTTTCATTTAGTCTTTACTCCCCTTAAACGGCGGTTGGTATGCACCTACGTCCCTATTAGTAGGGTCGGTTAACGAATCCGGCGTGATAAGTCTGTCGAACTTACGCTTGGGCTTACCCTCCACATCAGTTTCAGTAAACGCATTGCGGGGGCACTGGGTTATCGTACCGCCGTTAGCTAAGTACTCGTCTATTTGTCTTGCTAACTCTTTACGGTGTTCTTCTTTTTGTTCTGGAGTTAAAACATTAGTCCATGTCGTGGTCACTAGTTAATACCTGTGTAAAAAATATGCTTGTGTATCTTGGTTGTTATCTCGCCGTTGTATGCCCATTGTGGGAA